AGCGTCTCGATGTCCCTACGGTTCCGAAGTCCGACGCCCAGGCGGTGTCGGCTGTCCCCTGACCCTCCTGGCGGGGGTCGTTGGAGGAGCCATGCCTCAACCGAAGAAGCCGCCGGAGAAGCGCCGGCGGGCGAACGTCGCGCCGTCGGCGATGGAGCTGCCCCGGGAGGGGCGCTCTGGTCCGCCGCCGAAGTGGCCGTTGCCGAAGCCGACTGCTGCGGAGCGGCGCCTGTGGGCGGAGCTGTGGGCTACGCCGCAGGCGTGTGCGTGGGAGTCGTTGGGCTGGACCCGCACGGTGGCCCGGTATGCCCGCAAGCTGCTCGATGCGGAGAAGGATGATGCGCCGGTGGCGTTGCTGTCGGAGGTGCGGCAGCTTGAGGACCGGCTCGGGTTGACTCCGCTGTCGTTGCTCCGGTTGGAGTGGCGGATCAGCGATGCGACCCGTGATGAGGTCGAGGCCAGGCCGGCGGCCGTGGTCGTGACGCCGGAGCGCTGGCGCCGGGTTGGCGCGGGGTAGGTGTTCGTCCCCGCGTGGCCGGGGCAGGTCTGCTCGCTCGGCTACCAGATCGGTCCGCTGATCGAGCGGGACCTGGGGATTCAGCTGACCGACGAGCAGGCAGGCCGGGTGATCGAGTACTACCGGCTCGACCCGGTGACCGGCCGCCGGTTGATTCGCCGTGCGGCGATCCGCCGCCCGAAGGGCGCGGGGAAGAGCCCGGAGGGCGCCTACTGCGGGTACGCCGAGCTTGTGGGGCCGGTGTGCTTCGGTGGCTGGTCGGATGACGGGCAGCCGATCGGTGTGCCGCATGTGGAACCGTGGATCCAATTCGCCGCGGTCAGCGAGGACCAGACCGACAACGTGGTGGTGTGGCTGTTCGACACGCTGTCGTCGCGGCCGGACACGCTGCGGGAGCACGGGATCGATCTCGGCCGTACCCGGATCTATCTGCACGGGCGGCCGGGCCGGTTGGAGCCGGTGACGGCGGCCGCGGGGTCCCGGGAGGGGCAGCGGGTCACGTTCGCCGTTCTGGACCAGTCGGAGTCGTGGACGAAGGAGAACGGCGGCCACAAGCTGGCTGACACGCTGCGCCGGAACACGGCGAAGATGGGTGGCTGGTCGCTGGAGCTGCAGAACGCCCCGATGCTCGGCGACGGGTCGGTGGCTGACCGGACGGGGAAGGCGTCGGACCGCAAGGCCGCTGGCGTGTACTTCGACACCCGGGAGCCGCCCGGCGTCGACCGGATCGACATGTCGGACCCCGAGCAGCTGCGGCCGGCGCTCGAGTTCGCCTACGGCGAGTCCACCAGGTGGGTGGACATCGACCGGTTGATCGAGGAGATCCTGGACCCGGACACAGACCCCGCGGACGCGAAGCGGTACTACCTGAACACGGCGGCGCCGAGTTCGGATTGGGCGTTCGACCGGGAACGCTGGGTCGAGTTGGGTGGCACGGGGCTAGTGCCGGTGGACGACTCGGTGATCGTCGCCGGGTTCGACGGCGCCCGGTTCGACGACTCGACGGCGATCGTGTGCGCCGAGGTCGCCACGGGGAACGTGTGGCTGCACGCCGCGTGGGAGAAGCCGGACGGGGCCGGCGACGACTGGGAGGTCGACGAGAACGAGGTCGACCAGGCGGTAGAGGAGATGTTCGCCCGGTGGCGGGTGTGGCGGTTCTACTGCGACCCGCCGTACTGGGAGTCGAGCGTCGCTTCGTGGGAGGCGAAGTACCGGGGTTCGGACCGTAAGCAGGCGGTGGTCCCGTGGTGGACGAACCGCTGGCGGCAGGTCGGGTATGCGTGCCGGTCGCTCGCCTCCGCGATCCGGGGCGGCCTGATCCACCGCCAGATCGACGAGGGCGACGACGTCCTGCTGCGCCACGTGCGCAACGCCGTGCGGCGCCCGGTGAACGCCAGGGACGAGGACGGCAAGCAGCTGTGGTCGATCACGAAGCCGGCCCCCGGCCGGAAGATCGACGCGGCGATGGCGCTGGTCCTCGCATGGGAAGCACGTAACGACGCGATCGCATCCGGTGTGCGGCTGCGTCGTGCGAAGGCTGTCGGTTTCAGGTGAGGTGACCGCCGATGTCTGACATGGACCAGGTCGTCCTGTCGGACGACGAGGTGCGGCTGGTGCCGCAGTCTCCCGCCTGGTGGCTGCACCGGCTGTGCGGCCGGCTGGCTCTGGACCAGCCGCGGCTGACGCTGATGGATCGGTACTACCGGGGCGACCACCCGCTCCCGTACGTGCCCCGTGAGCTGAAGGCGGAGTTCCGCAAGATGCTCGCCCGGTCCCGGTCGAACTTCATGCGGCTGGTCGTCCAGGCGGCGGCTGAGCGGTTGAAGGTGCAGGGGTTCCGTGCCAGAGGCTCGGAGGACGCCGACCAGGACGCGTGGGAGTGGTGGACCGAGACGTGCAAGATGCACCTCGACGCCAACCTCGCCATCTCGGACTCGATGGCGATGGGCCGGTCGTACCTGTCGGTGTGGAAGTTCCAGAACGAGGACGAGCCCCGCGCCCAGATCGAGGACCCGCGGACCACGATCACCGAACGGGACCCGATCAACCGGCACAAGCGGGCGGCTGGGCTGCGCCTGTGGCTGGACGACTGGACCGGGAAGGTCCGGGCCGACGTGTGGCTCCCCGACGGCTGCTACCGCTACATCGCCAAGGCCGACCAGCTGCACCGGTCGTCGCTGTGGCCGCAGCCGTGGCAGCCGGCATACCCGATCGACGACGTCGACGTGCGCCGCACCGACCTCCTGCTGCGGGAATCGGACCCCGCCGACCTGGTGCAGTGGACCCGCCAGTGGGTCGAACTCGACGTCCTCCCGAACCCCACGCGGGAGATCCCGATCGTCCCGATCGTGAACTACCCGACGGTGCTCAAGCAGCCCGACGGCGAATCCGAGCTCGACGACGTCTACCTGACCCAGGACCGCATCAACGAGATGCTGTTCAACCGGGCGCTGGCGGCGTGGACGACCGCCTACCGGCAGAAGTGGGCGACCGGCCTCGAGATCCCCGTCGACGAGCACGGCAACCCCGTCCAGCCGTTCGAGGCGGCGATCGATCGCCTGTGGATCGCCGAGGGCGCCGAAGCCCGGTTCGGGGAGTTCGGCCAGACCGATCTCCGCGGCTACATCGACTCGATCGAGGAAGACGTCAAGCACATCGCCGTGCAGACCCGCACGCCCCGCCACTACCTGGTCGAGCAGGGCCAGACCCCCTCGGGCGACTCGATCAAGTCGGCGGAGTCCGGTCTGGTGGCGAAGGTGGAGGAGAAGCAGCCGATCATCGGCGATGCGCTCGTTGAGGTACTGCGGTTGCGGGACCGGCTCGCAGGCCGGGAGCCGCGGCGCATGGAGGTCATCTGGGGTGACCCCGAGTTCCGCACCCTTGCCGAGCTGACCGACTCCATGATCAAGCAGGTCGCAGCCGGGATCATCCCGATCCGGGTGGCGCAGGAACGGCTCGGCTACTCGCCGAGCGAAATCGCCCGCATGGCGGCGCTGCAGGCCCAGGAAGCGCTCCTGGCGGACGTGCGCCAGCAGACGATCGACGAGAACGTCCGCGAAGAGGTCGCCGAGCAGACCCAGACCCCCGCTCCGCCGGCGGCGGCGCTGCCACGTGGCTGAGACCGAGCTGCACCGCCTCTACATGCGGCGGCTCGCCGGCGTCCGGTCGGCGGCGATCACCCGTGTGATCGCCGCCGACACCGCGAGCACGGTCGAGTTCGTCGACCGGGTCGTCCCGATCGTGCTCGCCGCCCAGGAGGTCACCGTCGCCCAAGCGGACGCCTACCTGTCCCTCGAAGCCGGCCTGGCGACCGGGACAAGCACCGCCCCATGGGGCCTCGACGCATCCCAGCTGATCGGTCGCCGTGCCCGCCGAGGCGACTGGCTTGAGGACGTGTACGCCCGCAACCACCGGGCCGCCGAGGGCACTTTCCCGGAGCGGATGGCCCGGGAGGTCAACACCGACATCACGTTGGCGGATCGGGCCGCCACCTACGTGCACACCGACGGCGACCCCCGGATCGTCGGCTACCGCCGGGTCCTATCCCCGGGGAACAACTGCGGCCTGTGCGTCGTCGCGGCGACGCAGCGCTACCACAAGTCCGACCTGCGGCCGATCCACCGGTCGTGCGGCTGCACGACCCAGCCGATCTACGGGACCGGCGAGGGCTACGTGCGCCCCAACCGCCGCCAGCTCGCCGCCCTGTACGAGCGCGCCGGCGGCACCGACACCCGGTCGCTCAGCCGCATCCGAGTCGATCGCCCCGACCTTCCGGTGGTGGAGGTCGGGGTCACAGATCTAGGCCCGACCCTGCTCAGGGTCCCCGAGGCCGCGTAGACCCCGCACCCCCGGGAGGCGGGGGTGCAACACGACAAGCGGAGGAAGCCCAGGTGGCTGACACCGACACCAGCACCGAGACGCCCCCGGAGGGCGCCCCGGACCCGTCCAGCGGCAACGGCAACGGCACCCAGGAAGGCGCCAGCGAGCCCCCCACGGACGACAAGACCGAGGACCAGTCGAAGGGATCCGAGGTCGACCAGGCGACCGAGAAGCATCTCGCCGACCTCCGAAAGGAGAACGCCTCGTGGCGCCGCAAGCTCCGCGAGGCCGAGAAGCGGATCGAGGAGCTGACCACGTCGTCCGCCGACGAGATCGAGAAGGCGAAGGCCGAGGCCCGTCAGGAAGCGATCGCCGAGGCTACCAAGGACGTCAACACCCGGCTGCTCCGCGCCGAAGTGCTCGCCGCGGCGACCGGGAAGATGGCGGTCCCCGCCCACGCTTTCGCGATCCTCAACGACCAGGGGGCGCTCGACGGCCTCGAACCCAACGAGGCCGGCGAGTTCGACCGGGACAAGATCAACGAGGCCATCGACAACCTCGTGAAGTCCACCCCGGCGCTTGGGGTCACCCGCGACCCCGACTTCGGGGCACGGCCGCCCACCACCCCGGCGCCGAGCACCGACGAGCTGTTCACCGCCTTCATCAACGAGGCCCGCCGCTGACCCACGCCCCCTCCGCTCGGGGGCACCCAACAACCGGCCCGCCAACCCGGCGGGCCGTTTCGCGTCCCTCAAGAGGAGGTAACCCGGCATGGCCGGTTACAACGAGATCATCAGCCGGACCAGCTCGGGTTCGGATCCCCTGGTCCCGGAGCCTTTCGTCGCCGAGGTCATCAAGGAGATGCCGCGGTCGAGCGTGGTCATGCAGCTCGCTCGGCGTGTCCCGATGTCCTCGAAGTCGCTGCGGCAGCCCGTGATGTCGGTACTGCCCGAGGCGTACTTCGTCAACGGCGACACGGGCCGCAAGCAGACCACCGCGGCCGAGTGGGAGAACCTGGAGCTGGTCGCCGAGGAGATCGCGGTGATCGTCCCGATCCCCGAGGCGTACCTCGACGACTCGGCGATCCCCGTGTGGTCGGAGGTCCGCCCCTACATCGCCGAGGCGTTCGGCCGGCGCCTGGACCGCACCGCCCTGTTCAACGAGGCCCGGCCCCAGACGTGGGGTGAGGCCGTGCTGAACACGGCCGTCGCCTCGAGCAACACGGTCTCGGAGGGCTCGGGTGAAGACCTCGCCGAGGAGATCGCCGCGCTGCTGCAGAAGCTCGCCGAGAAGGGCGTGGACCCCAACGGGTTCGCGACCGCGCCGGGTTTCAAGTGGCGGCTCACCCGCCTGCGCTCGGAGGACGGCGTCCCGATCTACGCCCCGCCCGCCGGCACCCAGCCCGGCACCATCTACGGGATGCCGCTCCCGGATGTCCGGAACGGCGCCTGGTTCTCGTCGGTCGCCTCGCTGATCGTTGGCGACTGGTCGAAGGCGATCTGGGGTGTCCGCCAGGACATGACGTTCCGCGTGTTCACCGAGGGCGTCATCTCCGACGACGAAGGGAACGTCGTCCTAAACCTCATGCAGCAGGACGCGGTGGCGCTGCGCGTGACCGCCCGGTTCGGGTGGCAGATCGCCAACCCCGTTAACCCTGTGGAGGACGAGGCCGCGTCCCGGAGCTACTTCGGCGCCCTGGTGCCGGCTAGCTCCTGACCCCCCTTTCTCGTGGCCCCGGCCCCGTATCCCCCTGCGCCGGGCCGGGGCCACGCAACCCCTGGGGAGGCTCTGTTGACAGACCGTGTCCGCATCGTCCACCCCGGCACCGGCCAGGTGTCGGAGGTGTCACGTCGAGCATTCGAGAACCGGTCCCGGAAGCTCGGCTGGGTTCTCGCCGACGGGGAGGAGCAGCGCAGCGACCCCCCGGACGAGCCGGCCGCCGCCACCGGCGAGGAGCGCGAGCGGCTGGTCGAGCAGGCGAAATCGCTTGGGTTGCGGGTGCACCCACGCGCCAAGACCGAGACCATCCGCCGGAAGATCGACAAGGCCCTGGCCGACCTTTGAAGGCCGTCTACATCGGCAACGTCGGCCGCGGGTCGGCGCCGCACTCCACCGAGAACCACGTCGCCCGGGCGCTCGAGGCGAACGGCCACGAGGTCGTTCGCATCCACGAGAACGGGTTCCCGTGGACCCACGGGGTCACGATCCCCGACGACACCGACTTCGTGCTATGGACCCACACGCACTCGTTCGCTCCACCCCGGACGCACCGGCGCCAGATCGTCTTCCTGCGGGTCATGCGCGACCGGGGCATCCCGGTCGTGTCGTACCACCTCGACCGGTGGTGGGACCTCGCCCGCGAGTCCCAGGTCGCTGAGGAGCCGTTCTTCCAGACCGACCTCGTGTGCACCGCCGATGGCGGCAACCAGGTCCGGTTCGAGGCCGCCGGCGTCAACCACGTGTGGTTTCCGCCCGGCGTCTCCGAGTCCGAGTGCCGCCCCGGCGTGTACAGGGAGGCGCTGGCGTCGGACGTGGCGTTCGTCGGGTCGTGGATGGGCGGCTACCACCCCGAACACCGGCACCGGTCGCAGCTCATCGCCTGGCTGCGGGACACCTACGGGTCCCGCTGCCGGTTCTGGCCGGTCGCCGGCGAGCCCCCCATCCGCGGTGACGCCCTCCGGGACCTCTACGCGTCCGTGAAGGTCGTCGTCGGCGACTCGTGCTTCGCCGGTGACCCTCGCGGGGTCCGCTACTGCTCCGACCGGATCCCCGAGACGATCGGCCGCGGCGGGTTCCTGGTCCACCCCGAGGTCCCCGGTGTCACGGATGGCACCCTCTACACGACCGGCCAGCACCTCGTGACCTGGCCGGCGGGGGACTGGCAGCGGCTCCGCACCGAGATCGACACCGCGCTCGCCAACCCCGACCGGCGACGCACCATCGCCGCCGCCGGCCGGGAGCACGTCCTCGCCCACCACACCTATGAGGTTCGCATGCGGCAGCTGATCGACCTCATGTGCGACCGCGGGCTCCTCGAGGTGGCCGCAGCGTGATCGACACGTGGATCAACAACCGGTGGCGGCTCAAGCTGCCCCCTCACCAGGCCGAGATGCCCCGCTGGGAGTGGTGGGAACGGGACCGGCTCGCCTACGCCCGCGCGATGGTCCGACCCGGCGACGTCGTATGGGACGTCGGCGCAGAAGAGGGCCACATGTCCGCCCTGTTCGCCTCGTGGGGCGCCCGTATGGTGCTCCTCGAACCGTCCCCGAAGGCGTGGCCGTTCGTGCGCGCCACGTTCGAGGCCAACGGTCTCGCCACTCCCGAGGTCTGCTTCGCCGGGTTCGCCTCGGACGTGACCGACCTCCACCCCGAGCAGCTGGACGTGGACGGCGAGATCGTCGACGGTTGGCCCCGCTGCGCCTACGACGAGGGCATCCCCGAGTTCGGGTTCAGGCACCTCTACGAGGCCCGGCCGACCACGCCACAGATCCGGCTCGACGACCTCGACGCCCCCGCCCCGGACATCGTCACGATCGACGTCGAGGGCAGCGAGTACACGGTCCTGCTCGGCGCCGAACGGATCCTGACCGAGGTGCGGCCCAGCTGGCTCGTATCGGTCCACCCCCTCTATCTCGGCGACTACGGGCACTCAGTCGAGAACGTCCTGACCTGCTTCGCGGACCACGACTACGAGACCCACCGCATCGCGATCGACCACGAGCACCACTACGTGGCCAAGCCCCGGTGACCGCCGTGGAGGACCTGGACACCATCTGGCGGGAGTACCGGGCCGACAGCATCGGGCCCGGCAGCGTCGTCGTCGACCTCGGCGCCAGCGAGGGCTACTTCACGAACTGGGCTCGGGCCCGTGGCGCCATGGTGGACGCTTACGACGCCCGCCACGGCGCAGCGGTCGGTCCCTACGACGGCGTGTGCACCGTGAAGGGCGACGGGGTGCACGCCTACACGGTCCCCGGTGAAGGCACCACGCCGATGGTCGCCTTGTCCAGCATCCTCGCCCGCCACGACCGGGTCGACTTCCTCAAGTGCGACATCGAGGGCGGCGAGTACCAGATCTTCGACTGCGACCTGTCCAAGGTCCGGCGGCTCGCGATCGAGTTCCACGCCTGGGCCACCCCCGACGCGCCGGTAGAGGGGCTGATGTTGCGGGACGAGCCGATGCCCCCCGGGGCGTTCGACACGCTCGTCCGCCAGCTGCAGCGCACCCACGACATCGAGATCGTGGGCGACCCGGCAGCCGGCGGCTACATCCACGGGGTACTGCGATGACGATCCCTGTCGTGTGGTGGACCAGCCACATCACCTGCTGGGACCAGGCCATGGTCGACGCCGCCCTGACCGGCCGATCCTGGCCGACTGGCTACCAGTTCGAGCACCACGTCCACACCGACACGGCCCCCTGGGAGCCGCCGGCCGGCACCACGGGCGCCGTGCTGGTCATCCCCGCGAGCCGGCACGCCGGCGACGTCGACGCCATCAACGCCCAGCTCGCCGCTCTGGACTGGGCGCTCGTCATCCTGACTTCGGATGAGGAACGCCAGTTTCCGCTCGACGCCCTGCAGCACCCCAACCTGGCCGTATGGCTGCAGTACCCCCACGCC